AACTCCACCAAGTATAGGGCCAATTATTGCCCATACTTTGTAGACTTTAATAACATTGTTTTCTTCTGAAGTATAAACATTATCATCTGTATTTAGATTAAATGCTTCTAATTGTTCTTCGAGTTCTTTGATGCGTGTTTTAGCATCAGCAAATGTAAATCTTTTTTTTGCCATAATTTAATTTAATTAACCATCACAAGATAGACAGTCAGGATCCATAGCAGCTGCAGCAATATCACCACGAAGGACGCTTTCGGTTCTAACATAATATAAAGTTTTAATTCCACGTTTCCATGCTTCCATATGAACTGCATTCATCCAGCGAGGTGTCGCCTCTGATGGAAACGCTAAGTTCAAACTTACAGATTGATCTATATAGTCTTGTCTTATTCCAGCCTGTTTAACTAGTTCTAATTGATTTATTTCTTTGAATGTTTTAAATACATTCTTTACCGCTTCCCCGTCATCTTCTTGGGTAAGTCGTCCTCGGTGATCGTAAAACCATCCATCAAGCCCCTTGATGTCTTGTACCGATCCACCATCTGCAAGTACTTTATCCCAAGTCTCTTTGGTGTCGATACCAGCTTTTCTAAATACTTTTTTAAGCTCATTGTTTTTTCTAATAAATGTTCCTTTAGCAGATTGCTCTGTGAATACGTTAGCAGCCCAAGGTTCAACACCTGGAGATACATTACCAGATAGCTTTGAATTAGATACAGTAGGCGCTATTGCTCTTAAATGTGTATTACGCATTCCAGTACCAACACACCATAAAGGTTCGCCATATACTTCAGCAAGCGCTCTAGAAGCTCTTTCAGTCTCTATCTTTATCTTTGAGAATATCTCTCGGGTTCTGAACTGTGCCATTAACCCTTCGAAAGCGATCCCGTTCTTCTGCAGTAAGCTGTGCCAACCCAACACTCCTAACCCTAGTGCCCGACCCTTGGCAGCTGACCTTACAGAATTCTCGAATCCCCTTAAGCCCTTCGCTCTCTGTATGAACTCTTCCAGGACACCGTCCAGGAACCAAGTCGCATCGTATACCAGGTTTGTATCCTTCCATTCGTCGTATTTTTCTAAGTTAAGTGATGATAAGCAACAAACAAAACTATGAGACTCATCTGTATGAAGAGTGATCTCAGAGCATATGTTTGTCATGTGTACTTTTAATCCGTTCGTTTTGTAAGCTTCTGGATTAACTTTATTCGTATTGCCTTTAAAGAGGATATATGGCTCACCAGTTGCTTTACGCTTTTGGATAAGTTTGCCCCATCTTTTCCTCGCTTCTTGGTCTCCCGCTTCAAGCTTTCGCATAAACTTATCGCCAACGACAGCACACTGATGTAAGTTAAGAGATTGCCTGTTGACGTCTCCTTTAGGTTCCCTAATTTCAATCCAATCGAGGAAATCATCGTGTTCAATATTGATGTTAACTGATGCAGCTCCTCTTCTAACGCTACCTTGGTTGGTCGCGAGTATAGTTGAGTCATAGATTTTGCAAAAAGGGACAACTCCGTCTGATGTTCCATTACCTGTGATTCTTGCTCCGGCGGGTCTAATCATATTCACACCGATGCCTACTCCGCCGCCGTGTTTTGCGAGTAGCATCATTTCTAAATTCTTCTGTCCAATATCTTGTATTGAATCTGCCACGTCTATACCAAAACAGCTTATAGGTAAGCCGCGATCAGTACCTGTATTAGATAGCACAGGAGAGGCTAAACATAACCAACCTTGCCATATATACTCAAAAAACTTTTCAGCGAGTTCTGGCTTGTATAAACGCCTTGCAACAGCGTTTGACACGCGCATATAAGCGTCACGTGGCGTCTCTCCTTGAAGTAAATAGCCACCTGCTATTGTTTTCTTATAAACTTCAGTGTCTCCCCAGTTTGGGTAATCAACACCTTTCTTCCATTCGTTATTCCACATATTAGTTTGACATTATATAAATTATGTACCCTATGGTAACATTGACGTTAACAGCTACTAAGTTCCATTGCTTTGCGACCCATACTTGTGGTGTTGAAACAATACCACCTATAATGTATGTGATAGCCCCAATATTTCCATAAGGTAAAAGGTATGGGGACATCATAATAAAAGCTGTACCCATATAACCAAGTCTATTAGCTATTCGCTCTTTAGCACTTAACCTACGATCTTGTACTAATAACCTTAAGAAACTTTTTTTCCATCTAAATTCACACCGAGAACAAGTTTTCTTCCCGGCGTGTTTAAATTTAGAATCTTTTTTTCTTGCTTTACATATGTTACATTGTCTCATTACCAAATATCTTCAAAATCTTCACCTTCACCCGCTTTCGAGTAATCAGTAGGACGAACAACAAAGAAATCAGTATGAGTATGCCCACCTGTAAGATGGTAGAACCAGTCAAGGTTGCCTGCTGCTGATTCGTCAAATGCAAAGTATTGCCCGAGGTCGATGTAACCGAGTTCTGCGAGTTTCTCATTTAATCTTTTTCTAATGAATTGTTTTAAATCATAAGCCTTTAAGTTTTCAATGTCACCTAACTCAAACATTTTATCAATATAATTCTCTTCAGCTTTAAGCATTGCCTTAGCAGCCTCGAGTACATCATTTCTGCAATCTTCTAAAAGGCTAGGCTCTTCATCACACATATGCCTAAACAATTGACAACCCATCTTACTATGAAGTGATTCATCTCGTACAGACCACTTCATTTGCTGGCCTATACCTTTAAGCATATTTCTTAGCTGAAAAGAATATAATACTGCAAAAGCAGAATATAAACTAACGCCCTCGGCAAACGCTGAGAATATAGCTAATGACTTACCTATTCCAATAGTATCATTACCTTTATAAGCAACCAAATTTTCAAACCTGTCCATAGTGGCCTTATCTTGTAGAAAAGCTTCAAAATCTTCAAGGCCTAGTGTTTCATTCAAATAAGAATAAGCAACAGCGTGTATTGTTTCTTGACTTCCAAACATCATAGCCATTTGTTGTATTTCATGCTTAGGAAACCAACCTACAACTTTTTGTGTCCAGTAATCTGAAACAGCACATTCTGTTTGTGCAAAACCTAAAAGTATATTACCTACTAAGTTTTTTTCTTCTTTAGTTAATCTTTCATTCCAATCTTTAACATCACCAGACATAGGTATCTCGGTGTGTAACCAGAAGGCTTGTGCTTGTTTTAGCCAACCCTCATTATAGTATTCTGGGTATTCAAAAGGTTTGTAAGCTATTCTTTCATCAAATAATCCCATTTATATATCTAATTTTTTTTCTGGTTGTTCTTGTTTTGCTTCTTCAGCCTTCTTTTTTAAATCTTCAACTATTTTTTCATAGTCTGGTAGTTGCTGTATAAAAGCATATAATCCTGAAATACGATCATCTAACATACGCATTTCCATTATAATTTGCTCTGATACTGCTTTTAGCTGGCCTATTTTACTAGCAAGCTCTGCTCTTGTGGGTGTACTCATAACAATATTTTTTTACTTAAAATTAATGGGCTTTCGTCTTTATTAGATTTAATTTCAAAATGATTAGCAAACTCTTCAATAATTAAAGGTTTGTCTTTAAATAATTTTTTATAATTATTTCTTACGTATTCTTCTACTTTAGTCATCATATACTGTTAATATTAATTCTACAAACGGTATGTATAGCACGTGTTCTCTAAAAGAGTCTTGCTCGTAAGATCTAACCCCTAACAGTATTCCCGGATATAGGCCTATTTCTAATTGCCAGTTTCTCATTTTGTTCTTCGTTTAAATAGTAATAAAGCATTTTTGTATGAAAATCAATTCTTTCTTTATAATGCTTATCCAAAGAAAAATCCGTGGCGTCTTCCAATTTCATCGATGTCTTTAAAGTTGATGTGTTTGTTGTTGTTGATATAGTTTCTAACATCTTTTTCTAATTTACGTCTTTTGTAATGAAGAGCGGCTAGCTTCTTCTTTTTTCTTTGATTATCTGAATCGTCCTGTCCACTTCTTTCTGATTTTGCGGTTTGTAGAGTGTCTTTCCAATCTTGTTTTGTGTAAGCCATAGTTTAAATAATTTCCATCTAATAGGGAATGATTCATTTGCTCTTCCTTTGCATTCTATTATGTAGTCTTTCCCAACGAAATCAGGCGTATACTTAATTCCCAGTATTTTTTTTTGCCCTCTGTCAGTGTAATCACCTTTCCCGTTTGCTTGTTTTTCGTAAGATTCATTGTCAAAATTAAATCCCTCGATAAGCTGGAAAACTTCATTCTCATACCCTTCAAATAATTTGTTTTTCTTTAAAGCCATATACGTGTATCGCTCTAAACCTGATGCAAAGTTTATTCCATCGTAAGTTATTTTTTTAGCCTGTACAGGCCCTCTTTTTTTACTTCGTCGTCTCATTAATATGTGTATACGTTACTTCAATATCACCAGGATACATACTTGTCGTAGTAGTATATTTACCAAAACCTTCTGGTGGTCCTGGATCAGGTGTGGAACTTAAAGGGCTTACTTCAGCTTCAGCTTCTTTGTAGTCTTGATATATCTTTTCAGTGAGCTCTTCAGTCATAGTCATTTTAAGTTTTTCAAGATAGTTAACTGCATCCATAAGCTCTTCTTGTAAATGATTAAGCCACTTATGCATATTAGGTTCATCATCGTGAAGGGTAACACCATACTTTTTATAACCAACATCAGAACGCTCTTGAAACTTATCTACTACTTGCTGTATTATTTTATCTCGCATATTAATCTTTTACAAATGTTCCATTAATCATTTTACCAGTTCTACTAGATATTTCATCATAAGCAGCCTCAATACACTCTTCTATAGTAAAGCCTTCTAAGTGTGCTAAGTTAGTTAAAACAACTACCATATCACCTATAGCATCTTTTGTTTCAACTTTATTAGACTTCAAAATGCTTTGTGCAAGCTCGCCTGCTTCTTCTATTAATTTGGCAAACTGTGTTTTAGAATCACCTTTATCATATAAGCCACGTTCTTGTGCCCACTCTCTAATTAAATTAAATGGAGCAATTGGTATGTGCCCATCATTAATATCATTTAATGTTTTTTGAAACGTAGAGAACGGCCCAGCCTCTGCCATTGCTTTGTTATATACATAACAAGTTGATGGACCAAACTGGCTGTTATGAACATTAGATATAATCCAATCAATTTTATCCTCTGAGTCCAAGACATAAGTTCCTTCTGATGTTTCAATTTTTAAATTAATTAAAAAATTAGCGTCAATATCTTTTTTAGATATTTTGAACGTAGTAGTAGATTCTGATGATGAATGTTTACTCATTTTCTTATTTTTCTTAAATAAATCTTTATATAACCTTCGGTCTACTTTATAACCTAAGTCTTTTTGCAAAGTTCTTTCTGCTTCAGAAGCCTCAGCAATATCATTTGTTTCAAATAATATTTCGTATTCCCCTTCTTTATAACCTTGTGTCTCAACAACCCGTTTCTGTATATCAGTAGTACACCCTATTTTTTTTCCGGGTATATGATATACTTTGTATTTACCTGTTGGCATTTCCATATTTTTTATTTATTTTATTTATAATCTCAATACTTTTATCGCTCAAAAACTGGGACATATAGTTATTCTTTTGAAACCATAGGTCCGACGTTGAGGTCAGCTTTGATTGGTGGGTGTGGTTCATATCCAGATATATTTATCATTTTATGCGTTGGTATTCTTAAAAATCCTCCGGCTCCTTCCATAACATCAAGTCCCCAATCGACGCTAACATTAGGAAGTTTCCTAAAATTGCGGGATAGTTGCTCTTTAGCTTGATCGATATGATTATTGTAAAGATGGCAATCGCCAAGTGAAACAATAAGCTGGCCAGGTGTATAGTCTGTCCCTTTAGCAAGCATAAGTAATAATAAACCATACATAGCAAAATCATAAGGTAAACCAAGAAAAACATCGGCGCTTCGTTGATTCCACATAAGATCCATTTTCCCATCGTTTATATATATTTGAAAACCATAATGGCATGGAGGCAAAGCCATATCATCAAGATCAGCTGCATTCCAAGCGTTAACAACAAGGCGGCGGCTGGACGGATCGTTTTTGATTTCACGAATAAGTTTTCTAATTTGGTCAACACCATTAAAGTTCCTCCACTGAACACCGTAAACAGGACCAAGAGTCCCGTCTGTTCTACCGGACCGTTCATAATCCGCATTCCAGTAAGTAAGACCATTATCATTAAGATACCCAATGTCCGATCGTCCTTGAAGTATCCATAAAAGTTCTGTAATCGCATGATTAAAATATATTTTTTTAGTTGTTAATAAAGGAAATCCTGTTGACATATCATGGCGTAGTATTCGTCCAAACACAGATCGCGTCCCAACGCCTGTTCTGTCCTTCTTCTGTCTTCCTCCGTGGACGAGTGATGATAGTAATCCTCTATATTGTTCTTGTACATCATTCATTGTTTTTATCGTAATAAAATTTCATTAATTTAAATGTTTCAGGCCATATATTATCTGTTATATATACCGTTGGCGTTTCGTGTATTTTCTTATAATCAGGCCTAAAAGATATTCCAATACGCCACTCTTCTGGGTAAGTACCCTGTGTAGTTGGTATTGGTGATATTATTATTCCGTTATTAACACAATACGAATGCCAATTGCGTTCTTCTTCATTTGGTATATATCCATTAGTTAAACCGATATAACCTTTTTTCTTTTTAGAACGCCACATTATTCCCAGGGAAGATTTTGCTCTACTTCAGTAACAGGCATATAATCACCAGAAGCGTGGTTCCATTTGAAATGCGCTTCAGCTTGATTCTCTCCTAAGTTTTGAAACTTAACCTTAAGAACTTTTACTTTAACAGTGTTATTAGTATAATTCCTATGCACTAATAATCCATGATAACTTGCGTCATACCATTCACCTCCACCTTTAATGTTGTACATGGTTGGTTCATCAATAGTCCCATCATCTTTCTTATACATTTTAGTAGGGTGTGCAACAATAACAACAAGTACATCATATTTTTTAGCAAAAGCCTCTATTTTAGCAAGGTATTCCATTGTGGCATCGGTAATAGATAAATCACCAGCACCTTTCATTTTAACCTTATTATAAGGATCAATAACCAAACATTTAATACCTTTACGTTTAACGAGCTCAGCACCTTTTTTAAGAACAGCATCTAGATCATATCTTTCTGCTTCTATAAAATAAAAGTTATCATTAACAACTTCAAAGCATCTATTCCATTTATCACTGCCTAAATCTTCTTTCTTAGGCATCCAGCCACCTATCTTTCTAATAAGTTTATGTGCGTGCAAAAAAGTTGGCTTGTTTTCTGGTGATGCAAAAGCTGTTTTCCAACCATACTTCATTTGGTAGCCCACAGCCATTCGATCAACAAAATCAGACTTACCAGAGCTAGGCACGCCTGTAACGGTGATGAATTGCCCTGTGTAAGTACTAAATATGCTATCGAAGTTATCAAGGCCGACTTGGTAACCAGGCTTAAAGCCTTCGTGAATAAATTCTTCAAGTTCATCATTTATATCATTTACTGTTACTACATTTTCAAGAGGGACAGCTGTGGAACTGTGTAT